GCTTAACAAAATTCAGCGTCAAGTACGCATGGGCTCGCTGGATCCCCTGAGATTGCTCAAGTTTGAAGAAGTGGGAGTTAACCTGGCGCTTTACCAGGCCAGGTTGGCTGTTCAGGTGTTCAAAGGCAGCGGCGAGATCGGCATTGATGCGATCCCGCTTTTTCTGTTCTTCTGCACTGACGAATGGCGAGCCTACACCTTTACGAGGTGCATTCCATGAATAGGCCCATTCAAAAGCAGGCTCGCCACTGCCCGGGTAGGGCGGCGGCGGGGTGGGGGCGTGGCGGCCTCTGGCGGCTTGCGTCATCCTTATGCTGCCGTTGATTCAACGTTGGCTGGAAAAGTTACTTCACCTAACACGGCACCGAGCCGCTCAGCAGTAGGGATAAAGTCTCCCGTCCCACTGCTGAAAATGTGATCCTCAATAGCTTGCGAGAATGCTTTATCGTAGATGGTGATATCGCGATCTCCAGCCGTTGCAAACCCCAGGCGCTTTGACGGGCAGCGATTCAAAACTTTCTGCACGTCACTCACCCATTTCTTTTCTGCTGCGGTCAGTTCAGCCATTCTTCACCTCTGTGTCTGTTGTAATGGCTTGAACGATTGGCCAGCCTACAATTCGTACATCGCGTTGACCTTCAAACAGCCTGCCCAGTTTTCCAACGGCTTGCGCCAGTGCCTGCCGGTATACCTGATCAATCTTGCACTCCGGCCCCCATGTGCCGAGGTTTGTCAGCTCAAGAGTGATCGTTACCTTTGCGCTGGTTTTCGTTCTGACGAGTGGCTTTGCCATCAGTCCTCCCCCTCTACGGTGAATGTGAAGCCAGCGGCGCGGATGGCTCTCTTGTCTTCCGCTAAGCGGGCATCCCACGCTATTTTCCTGTGCTGGAAAGCTGCCTGCCGTTCAACGCTGTACTCCCAATCGTGAACTAGCATCTCACCCAGCAACCGCACCGGCGTAGCTAGCTTGGCTTCCAACTCGGCGATTCTCCGCTCTGCCGATTTCAGCGCTTGGACTGATTCACTCAGCATTGCGTCGAGGCGTTCTGCACGCTGCTCTGCTGCTTTCATGACTTTCTCCCGGTGATGTGGTTATAAACGAGAATTGCCAGCCCGTAGATGAATCCGCCGAGAACCAGCGCAGCGGTGATAGGCCAAATGACTGACAGAATTAGGGCGCCGGCGGCCGTAGTGACGCAGTAGATGCACCCGCTTTTAATGCCGAAGCAAAGCAGGCAGAAAGCGGCGCAGGCGCCAACAAGCCAGCAGAGAAAACCGATCAGCATGCGGCGGCTCCCATCGTTGCGATGATTTCGCCGACACGCCCGCGTCCATCACTTTTGCAACTCACAGAACGCGGGGCGGTGATGTGGTGGATCTCAAACTCGCCATAACACTGCAGCGCTTCGGCGACATCGCTGTTTGAGGCCACAACGTGACAACCGCGCGCGGCGGCGGCACGTAGCGAGTACATCAGGTTGTACTGATGCAGTTCGCCAAAGCCCTCCGTGTGGTAATCGGTAAAGCCGGTGGTCTTCGTCTTAGGCATGTATGGCGGATCGCAGTAAATGACATCGCCGGGCGCCGCCATTTCAATGCTTTCGGTGAAGTCGCAGCACAGGAAAACGGCGTTTTTCGCTTTCTCGGCGAAGGCCCGGATCTCTTTCTCTGGGAAGTAAGGTGTGTCCACCTTGCCGAATGGAATATTGAATTCCCCACGGCGGTTGTAACGGCACATGCCGTTGTAGCCGTGGCGATTCAGATAGAGGAACTTCGCCGCGCGCATGATATTGCTGACTTCGAGGCGGAGATTGAAACTGGCACGGACTGCTAAATAGCCCTCCTGGCCTTTGTGCTTGGCAAACATCAATTGGCCCAAGCCGATCAATTCTTCCGGGTACTCTTTGGCTACGTTATGGAAGTTAATCAGGTCGCCATTGATATCAGCCAGCAGATAGGAATCGAAGTCGGTGTTTAGGAAAACGGTAGCGGAGCCCACAAACGGCTCCACCAGGCGGCGGCCTGGTGCGGTTGGTAGATGTTGGCGCAGGGTGTCCATAATGCGGCGCTTTCCGCCCACCCATTTCAACGCGGAATTCAGCATAACTACCCCCGGTAGTGGCGTGATTTTGTTTCGTGAAGTTCCTGGCAACTGGCGCAGCGGGCTGTACCAGGAACGGCAAGGCGGCGCGCCTCTGGGATCTGCGCGTCGCACTCTTCACAGAGAAAGGCGGAAGGGGCGGCCGGTTTCCGGCGCGCCTGTTCGATTTGAGCAGCCAGGATCAACTGCTGGCGTTCCTGTTCGATGTCCATTGCGTCGGCCATTAGTGCAGCTCCATCGCCTGGTTTTGGATGAATTCGGCTTCGTGGCGCAGCAGCTCCACGGCATCGCGAAGGCTCAAATCCTTGGCGATGATGGAGTTGGCCAGATTTTCCAGCTTGGTGGACATCACCGCGGCCTGGTTCTTACGCTCATCCATGCGTGCGCGCTTCAGCATTTCTTCCAACTGGTAGGCGGTTTGGTGCACAACGGAAACGGAAACATCGTTGCCAGCGGCTGGATCGATCCCGATGGTGATCGGCAGTTTTTGCATATTTCTCATGGTGGTTTTCCTTTCTTCAGGTAATAAAAAGCCCGGCGGGTTTACGCCAATTAATTTCTGGTCAGGTTAAAAAGTTATTTCTATCGGCATGCTTAAATGCTTCGGGAATAAACTCACGACTGCGCGGAATTTATTCATTGCATCAACCAATGCTTTTTTCTCCTCACTCGTCAGTTCATTAAAATCCAGCCCGTGGCGTTCTTTCTTGATACCGGCCAAAAAGAAAATGGCGCTCAGAGCCCGGATGTTGTCCTTGTGTCGTGAATCGCTTCCATTACGCACGTCTGCCAAAAAGCGGTTTATTTCAGCGGTGCTGTCGCACTTGAAAACATCCCGGCGCAATTCGGCGATGTGCTGTAAACCGTCGGCCCGCTGGCCCGGTGTCAGCGGCACAGTACGCGTAGTTTCAGTAAAAGCCATTTTGCCGCCTTACTGCCGATTGACTCCCGCGTGGCGGTGGTCAGTTGAGCCAGCAGTTCTTTCTGGTCTTGCGCCGGGCACCAACGCCGGCCGTTCTGCAGTTGGATCCAACCGTGGCCAAAGTGGCGAGATTGGCTTTGCTGCTTGAGCAGGGGAGCAATAGAAATTGGCATCATGTTCACCTCAGCTCATGCCCAGTGACGCGCCAACAGCGGTGATGGCATCAACGGTAGAAGCCATTGTCGGGTTGGCATGGATGCGGGACTGAATGGCAAGTCCTGCCAGCGTCATGTAACGAATGCCGGCATTAACACTTTCGCGTATCGCACCGCGACGCGCGGCGGTCATGGCGCCATCTGCAACGGCCTCGGCCGCGACCTTGCCTATTTCGGAGGTGGCATTCAGCACATACGCCGCGACTTTGCCGCTGGATAGCTCATTGATCGGCACGCACGGCTGGCAGTGCAGCTGTGCCAGCATCCCATCGATCAGCGTCGGGTCTTCGGTGAGGTCGGTCAGCGTCAGCAATTCCTCAACCGTCAGGCGGTGCGGCTGGTCTGGATTCAACTTGTTGCGCAGCACTTGAGCGGACATGCCAGCATCAGCGCTCAACTGCTTGATGTTGTGCTTTGTCGCGAATCGGCGACAGGCTTCTTCGTAGTGCGCCTGTTTAGAGACTTGATAATCAAACATGGTTTAGCCCTTCAAAATTCGAATAATCGAATTAACCGCGGATGTAGCGGCATTTGATCGCAACCTGGCGGTTTTTCTCGCGCCACGCTTCGAGGTTGATCAGGGCGTTACCGTGCTTGGTCATCGTGACCTCTTCGATCTCGCCGGTCTTCCGGTTCTTTCGGTTCTGTTTCACGGTGGTGGTAGGGGTTGGCGCCAGGAGCACAACGCCGTTGGCGATCCATTTCTCCAGCACGGATGCGCTGATACCATTAACGGCAATGAAGTCCTCTTTGGACATGGTCGGGGAGGTGTGCATAGCAACTGCGCGCTGCACTGCTTCAAGAATGGCGCCGCTCAGACCAGGCAGAAGCATGTTTGCAATCTGCGCAGGCGAAAAAGGCGCGACGGGTACGGCCTGGGGGTTTGCAATATCATGAGACATAAAGCAATATCTCCGGTTAGTGGTTTGTGTTCTACGGTGTTACATGTGGTGTGTATCTATCGTAGATCCGTTTTTTGTATCTGTAAATACGAAATTCGAATTTAAGGTTGTCTTGATGCGTATAGAAAACGCCGTAGCGTCAGAAGTTTTAGAGAGAATCCTTTCTTCTTATGGGTTTACCATGCAGAAGGAGCTTGCTGAAAAACTGGAGATTTCCAGCAGCAATGTGGGGGGATGGCTTTTGAGGGGGCAAGTTCCGGGCGCGGTTATTGTGAGGTGTGCCCTAGATACTGGTGCGGATGTTACCTGGCTTGTAACTGGAAAGTTTGCAAATTCGAATATTGAAATTGGCAAATCCACACTTAGAGGCAAGGCCTTATACGAAAAAATCCAAGCAGCAGGGGGCAAGCCCGTACTTAGAAGGATGCTAGATGCGTATGGGTTTCGAACTCAAAAAGAGCTCGGTGACCTTTTGGACATATCGACAGCAACAATTAGCACTTGGGTCAGACGTGAATATTTTCCAGGCGATGCAGTAGTTGCATGTGCGTTAGATACAGGTGTATCGCTATTATGGCTCGCTACAGGTCAAGGCAATCCTGGTAATCCAGATGCCGTGTCTTATAAGTCGTCATTCATCACTCTCAATCGCTTGTCCATTGACTCCGGTGAGCTTACCCCAAATGGAGAATGGATTTGCGATCCTTCATTTGCGCCAGCCGGGGGTGTGCGGTTGAGTTTTGTTGAGCGCACAGGGGAATCATGGCTTATCGACTTCGGGAAAAATACGCTTGGCAACGGCATCTGGCTATTGAGCATTGATGGCGTACATGACATTTACTCTGTTTCTCGCATACCTGGTAACAAAATTAAAGTGTCATCAACTGGCTCATCGTTTGAATGCTCAGTTGATGATGTTGTATGTGTCGGTGAAGTTAAAAAAACCATAGTGAGCTATTAAGGCATATATGAATATTAAATATATCTTAGCTATTACTTCTCTCTGCTTAACTAGCTGGGCATTTGCTCAAGAAAAACAACTTCCAGAAATAACATCTGAATATCTATCTTCTTTTAATACCAATAGCATTGAGTATTCGTATCCAAGGGTTCAAGTTCTCATGAGGCTAAAGAATATATCAGAGCCTATGGCTGTTTCTGTCGTTTATTCTATATGTAACAGTCACAAAAAATCCGCGTGGGATCGCGATTTAATACAAGAGGTTGATGTTATTAACGACAAAGAAACCCAAGGGTATACATATAGAATTTCAGGGCTGGAATGCGGCAGCCTATCCAGCGCGCCAAGTGAGCAGGATGTAGGGTACTTGCGCTCTCGCATGACCCCCTGGACCAAAAAAATTAATACCACGGCGCATCAATAAATTAATAGAGGGAATGATGTGATTAATCGATTAATAGCCTTAATGTTATTGTTTACATCTTTCTGCGCTTTTTCTACCGGGGCAAAAATTCCTGCGTCAATAGATAAGGCGATGCGGGACCTTAACATTAAGGAATACCGCTATGAATATCCTAATCTAAAAATCATTTTTAATTTTGATAGGGTAACGGAACTACTTGCCCGTAGCACCATTTGGAGTGTGTGTGCGACGCGCTGGAATGATGGAGATAAGTGGCCATCTGATGCCATTCAGAAGGTGGACGTTATGAACCAGTGGGAGGTGCAAAGTTATACATTCAAAATGAATGGAAGTGATTGTGACAAATATGGTGATCTAAACGACGGTGAAAATGAAACGTTTTTGACCGAACACATGAGCCAGTACCCATAGAGATTAAATTTCACTACGTTAAGGATGATTTATGAAAAAGATAATCGGTATTGCAGTTTTTACAGCTATGGCCCTCTCTTTTGCTACTTTCCCTGCGCAGGCAAAAAATTACCCTTGCTCCAAAAGTAAAGGCGGTGTTTCTCATTGCACTACCGACGGAAAATTTGTGTGTAACGATGGATCTACCAGCAAATCAAAAAGCACGTGCACAGGCTCCACTCGCAAGAAGTAGCCACGAATTTTTGGCGATAAAGTCCGTAGTCATTTTGTCGCCAATTATCAACTAACATCAATCTATCTGTATGATTTAAAATGATTATTTTTTAATTGAATAGTATTCGGTCTTTTTTTGTGTTTGATTTATAAGCGTATTTTAGAAATTAGAAAAAATAAGCTGCAACCCCGGCTTTCCCCAGACTCAAATTCCGGTAATAAAACGCGCTACAGAGGAAGATCGTTTTTCTGCATGATAGCTACGAGGGGGACGAGAGGTGTTGGGGGGATAACGTGGTGATCTGTCAGCTTAACAGTGCAACAGATACATCAAGCCCTATTGGCTGAAATAGGGCTTGCGAGAGTGGCTAAGCTTTCCTGTTAATGATTCAAAAACATCAGCGGTTTGCAGCTCCCGCCCGGAAGGGATAAGCGGCAAACAGCGCGGCTACCGCTTGTTGAAGCTGCGCCTGGCTGGCAGGTTGCGCGTCTGAGTTGAGCGTGTCGCTGGCAGTTCCGCGCCAGACCAGCTGTTTCTTCTTGCTGTCCACCAGATCCACCGTCAGGGTGCCTTCGGTGTAGGTCCACAGTGTTTGATTGTATCCGCCCCAGCCGGCATAGCCCCAGCGGCCAATCGGCGCGGGGGAGTCATTCACCTGCACTTTGTTTTGTTTCATTGCGCTGCTGTAAACCAACAGGTCTGGGGATGCGCTCAGCTTATAGCCGCGCTGCTCCATCTGTTGCG